TCACTGAGTTCATGTATCGTTACTTGCGTGGCCGTGTTCGCCTTGGTGGGCTGAAGGTTCCGGAGCACCTGAAGGGGATGTTCCCGCGCATTCTGTGCTCCAGCAATCCAGGGAACTTGGGGCACAACTGGGTCAAAAAGACCTTCATCACGCCTGCTGAGCCATACCAGATCGTCAAGCAGCCGAAGAGTGAAGGCGGCTTTCTTCGTCAGTACATCCCGGCGCGACTCGATGACAACCCCACGCTCGCTGAGAACGATCCGGACTACATCGACCGTCTGGAAGGTCTTGGCAATGAGGCGCTGGTGAAGGCGATGAAGGATGGCGACTGGAACATTGTCGCTGGCGGCGCGCTGGATGATGTGTGGTCAGATCGCATCAAGCTCCCGCGCTTCCGCATCCCCTTTGGATGGCGCTTGGATCGCTCGCTGGACTGGGGCAGTGCCAAGCCGTTCAGCGTCATCTGGTGGGCCGAAGCAGATGGTACAGAGGCGACGATGCCTGATGGACGGAAATGGGCGCCACCTGCTGGGACGCTGATCGCGATTGATGAGTGGTATGGCGCGAAGGGTCCCAACGAAGGCCTGAAGATGAGCGCCAAGGACGTTGCGCGCGGCATCAAGGACAAGGAGCAATCCCTGATGGCCGCCAAGTGGATCCTCAAGCACCCTTCTCCCGGCCCAGCGGACAACTCGATTGCTGACACCCAGAACCCCAAGACGCCCACCATTGCTGATGACATGGCATCGCGTGGCGTGTACTGGGAACGCAGCGACAAGTCCCCAAACAGCCGCAAGATCGGGCTGGAGTTGCTGCGCACCCGCATCCGGGAAGCAGGCAAGGACTACCCAGAAGGCCCGGCGCTCTACATCATGGACCATTGCCGCAATCTGCTGGAACATCTCCCCGTGCTCCAACGCGATCCGAAGAAGCCAGAGGATGTGGACACTGCCAGCGAAGATCACGATTACGATTCCACCCGCTACAGAGTGTTGAAGGGCAGCGGTGCTGCTGAGATGCTCACCATCAACCTGCCTCGTTAAAGGAGCCCACATGGCCACTCCCGTCACTCCGATTGCCTCCACCACCGCCAGTCAGTTCGCTGACTCGCCCAACGTCGATTACATGCTTCCTGAGCTGGCAGCCATGCTGCCCAAGTACGAGCTGATCCGGGACTGCCTCGCAGGGCAGGAGGCAGTGAAGAAGCGCCGCACCGTCTACCTGCCCAAGCCCAATCCCGATGATCGCTCCCCGGCGAACGATGATCGCTACGACTCGTACATTGCGCGTGCGGTGTTCTATGGCGTCACCGCCAACACCACCAAGGGACTTGTGGGCCAGGTGTTCGCCTCCGATCCGGTGAGCGAGTTCCCGAAAGAGATGGACGTCATGTGGTATGACGTGAACGGCGCGAACGTCTCCATGGAGCAGCAGGCCAAGCGCGCTCTCACCAACGTGCTCGCCTTCGGGCGCTGTGGCTTGCTGACGGACTTCCCTGCGGCGAAGGAGGGAGGCGGCGCATGGACGCGTGAGGAGATTCTGGAGGGCACTGCGCGCCCGGTCATCCAGTTCTACCACGCAGAGGACATCATCAACTGGCGCCACCGCATCATCGGCGCGAAGCTGGTGCTGTCGATGGTCGTGCTCAATGAGTCGTACACGATCCGTGATGACGGATTTGAGATCAAGAAGGGCACTGAGAAGCGCGTGCTGCGTCTGGATGATGATGGCCTGTATGAGATCGAGCGGTGGCGCCGTCGCGATGACGCGGAGGATGGTGAGTGGTACAAGGTGGAGGAAGTCATCCGGCCAGTCGATGGCAATGGCAACCGGCTCACCTACATCCCGTTCACCTTCGTCGGCTCTGAGAACAACGACGCATCGGTGGACAAGCCGCCCATGTACGACCTCGCTTGCCTGAACATCGCCCACTATCGCAACAGTGCGGACTATGAAGACAGCGTGTACATGGTGGGACAGCCCACGCCATACTTCGCTGGCCTCACCAAGACGTGGGTGGATGAAGTCCTGAAGGGAGAGATTCAGCTGGGGAGCCGCGCGGCAGTGCCGCTTCCGGAAGGCGCGAGCGCAGGGCTGATCCAAGCCAGCGAGAACACCATGGTGAAGGAGGCCATGGACAAGAAGGAGCAGCAGATGATCGCGCTGGGTGCGCAGCTTGTTGAGGAAAAGCGGGTTGCGCGCACGCTGGGTGAAGCGAAGATGGAGACGGCCATTGTGGCGAGCGTGCTGACGTCTTGCGCGCGGAACGTCTCACAGGCCATGCTCCAGTGCATCAAGTGGGCGTGCGACTTCTACGGCTACGACGATGCAACGAAGGAATCGTGCGTGTACCAGCTGTCCACGGACTTCGCCATCCAGAAGATGTCCAGCGATGAGCGCCGTCAGTTGCTTGCTGAGTGGCAGGCCGGTCTGGTCTCGTTCAGCGAGGCTCGCTCCCAGCTGCGCCAGAATGGTGTGGCAACGCTCGATGATGAAGAGGCCAAGGATGAGATCGAAGAAGAGCGCAAGAATGACATGGACCTCAACGCATCGCTGGGCTTCAACCTGGATGGCGCCATCCCGAAGAAGGGTGAGGACGATGAGGACGGTGGGGACGATGAGAACAAGGGAGGCAAGTGATGGCACGGCTCACGCGCGAAGGAAGGCTGCTGCATGACCTCACCGTCAAGTTCCAAGTCTATCTGGAGCGGCTGAAGGCGGGAGAGGTGCGGAAGATTGAAAGCGTGATCCGGTCCATGGATCGCATCATCGTGCTCTCGATCCACCAGATGGGCAACAATCCTTCGCGCCGTGAGCTGGACTCGATGCTGGTGAGCATGCGGACGCAGTTGTTGGAGGTGATTGGCGCCAACACCCGCGCGTACATGGAGACGCTGGAGCAGTTCAGCCGGTACGCCTCCCAGTATACCATCTCCACCATCCGCCTCTTCACGCCTCCGTCCACGCCTGTTGTGACGCCCAATGCAGCGAGCGCGTGGGCGGCGATCCTCAGCGCGCCGATCCAAGCCACTGGCGACCTCATGGAGCCGTTCATCGGAACGTGGGGGCTGCGCGCGATCCGGATGGTTGAAGGTGCGATCCGCGTGGGCTATGTCCAAGGCCTGACCACTGACCAGATCATTCGCGCCATCCGGGGAACGCGCGCCAACCGATTCCGGGATGGCATCTTGGGGAACGCAACGCGCCGGGAAGCCGCTGCGATGGTGCGCACTGCTCTCCAGCACACATCCATGCAGGCTCAGCAACAGGTGTACGCTGAGAATGAAAGGATGATCGAAGGCTATTACTGGATCAGCACGCTGGATGATCGAACCTCCACCACGTGCCGGTCGCTGGATGGCCGCTTCTTCAAGATGGGCAAGGGTCCGGTTCCTCCAATCCACATCAACTGCCGATCTGCCACCATCCCAAAGATCGCCGGCATCAACATCTTCGAAGCTGCACCGCGCGCGGCAATGGGTGGCCCGGTCGAGCCGGGATTGACTTACTACCAGTGGCTCAAGACCATGCCTGCCGACTTCCAAGATGACGTGCTTGGCCCGACCCGCGCAAAGCTCTTCCGCGATGGCGGATTGAGCGCAGAAGAGTTCGCGCGCCTGAACCTTGGGCGCAACTTCGAACCTCTGACGCTGGAGCAGATGCGCAAGAAGAATCCAGCTGCGTTCACGCGCGCAGGCTTGTGATGTTTTTAGTTTCATGCGTGAGAAGTACAATCCGCCTGTGGCGGATTTGAAATCAGCCCAAAACCCAAGAGGATTTTCAAATGGCTCTCAAGGCAGTACTGCAATCTCTGGACGGTGTCCCGGAATCGCTGCGCAACGAGTACAAGGAGCGTGATGGCAAGTTCTATCTGGACATCGATGGTATCGATGATCACGATGGCGTGGGTGCTCTGCGCCGGGCAAAGGACTACGAGAAAGAAGAGGCCAAGAAGGCCAAGGAGCGCGCACGCGACCTGCAGGCTGAGCTGGACAAGCTCAATGACCAGCTGCTGGAACTGCGGAAGAATGGGGTGCCCAAGGGAGATGTGGAAGCCTTGGAGCAGTCGTACAAGGATCGTCTTGCCAAGCGCGAAGAAGAGATGACCGCGCGCATCAATTCCCTCACCAGCCAGCTCACCAACGTGATGGTTGATGGTGAGGCGATGCGTCTGGCCAATGAGATTGCGGCCAAGCCGGAGTTTGTGGACCTCCTGCTGCCGCACGTGCGTGGCCGCCTGAAGCTGGAGTCCAGCGAAGATGGCACGCACATCACGCGAGTGCTGGACAAGGACGGCAAGCCGTCCTCGCTCACGCTCGATGATCTGAAGAAGGAACTGCAGGGCAACAAGGCGTTCGCGCCGATCCTCGCAGGCAGCAAAGCCCACGGTGGAGGTTCCAACGGTGGTGGTGGGGGCGGTGCCCCGAGCAACAAGAAGATGAAGGACATGTCCGAGCATGAGCGGGTGACGCTCTACCGGGAGAATCCCGAAGAGTTCCATCGGCTCAAGAAGGAGATGGAAGCCGAAGCCAACAAGGGCTGAGCCTTCATCGCGTAACAAGCCAACCCTCAACGCCAAACGGAGACAAACACCATGGCACTTGTGCAGCTGACCGATGTGGTCATCCCCGAAGTTTACACCTCCTACCAGACCAACGACGATCCCGAGCGCACTGCGTTCTTCGAATCGGGCATTGCCGTCCGCAACCCGGTGCTGGACCAGATCGCGAACGGCGGCGGCTCCATCGTCACCCTCCCGTTCTGGAATGACATCGACGCGGACGTGGAGCCCAACTACAGCAACGACGATCCCACCGACGAAGCCACGCCGGACAACATCGTTGCTGCCGAGCAGGTTGCCCGCGTGGCCTACCGCAACCACGGCATGTCCGCTGCGGACCTTGTGGTGGAGCTGGCTGGCAGCGATCCCATGCAGCGCATCCGCAACCGCTTCGGCACCTACTGGACCCGCCAGTGGCAGCGCCGCGTCATCGCCTCCCTCGTGGGCGTGATGGCGGACAACATCGCGAACGACAACGGTGACATGGTGGAGGACATTTCCACCCAGGACGGTGACAACGCGGATGAGACCAATGTGTGGTCGCGTTCCGCCTTCACCAACGCTGCCTTCACGCTGGGCGACCGCTTCGAAGCCACCAGCGCCATCGCGGTGCACTCGATGGTGTACAAGCGCATGCTGGACAATCAGGACATCGAGTTCCTGCAGCCTGCCGATTCGTCCACGTTCCAGATTCCGACCTTCATGGGTCGGCGCGTGATCGTGGACGATGGC